CATTACGCTAAGCTACCAACGTTTGAGGATGACGATGTTTAAATTTATTTTCTATATTACGCTAGCTGCGGCAATAGCTGGCACAGCTTGTGGTAAACGAGAAAGTACTCCTAAAGTTGATACGTCTTGGGGTATAGATAAGTGCATAATGAAAGAAGAATTTAGAATGTGTGTTGCATCTTTAGGCAAGACTAGTCCTATTCCTAAAGATGCCGTAGAGCAGTGCGAAAGTGCTGCTAGAACTTTGTCACGTACTCGTGAATATCTTATTATTCCTGAATGTAAAGGCTACTAAATGAAAGGTGTTCAATATAAAAAGCATTTTCTAGCCAAAGGTTCTGATGCCTATGAAATGCTAGAAGCGTCTAAGAAGGATCCAGATGTTCTTAAAAAGCTGGACAAACATCTTAAAGACGTAGATCAACGTGCAAAGGACTTACTAACTCGATATGACAAAACGTAAATCTTACAACGAAATTGTTAAAACTTCTATGCTTGTTAGCTGTCTAGAATACGACGCTAATGGGGCTATCTACTTTCAAGAAAAGTGGGTAGATGAAAATACAGTATATTTAGCAATGTTTCCTCCTGGGTATGTACTACCAATGACTATTGAAAGTTACCAACTTGACTGATAAAGTATACGGACCTTATAAAGTTACTTTTGCCGGACCCGGCGTTTACGCCAGTATTGGGGAATTACCACCAGAATTAGAAGGCAAATCAGTACTTTTAAAAGTTTTAGACGAAGACCTTTACAACTCTGCTGTGCGCACATTGCATAGCTTAGGCTATACTTACCATAATGGTGAAATGTGGAAGCCTCCACTCGGAAAAAGACAAGAATATGTTACACGCTAATTTAGCTTACACACTAGCGCTTCCCTTGGAATCCGATAAACTAGATTATCTTATTAAAGGTAATCTAGATACTCGTCGTTTCAGTGTAGGTCGAATCTCTACAAAAGCACAAGAAGAATTAACCATTTTAGGTTACAAAGTAGTGTATGATCCTAAGCGGGATGAATACATGGTTTCATGGTAAGGAAATAAATGATTTCAGCAAAAGTAATTAAAGACTCAGTAAATTTACATGGTAATCGAATTACCACTATGGAGATTGAAGCCCATCGAATGATTTGGGCAGAATTCATGACCCATCGAGCTTTCTCTCGTAATGCTTCCAGTTCACGAGCCATTCCTGTGGAACAGGTAATTAAGCGTGTACGTGAAGCGCCTGCTATGCCAGTATTCTGGGGTAAAAATCAGCCAGGTATGCAAGCAGCAGTAGAAATTACCGGTGACGAGCTAGAAGAAGCTCAGAAGGTCTGGATTTCAGCTGCAATGGCTGCTGCAAAATATTCAGAAGATATGGTACGTCTAGGCATTCATAAGCAGATTGCTAATCGTATCACTGAACCGTTCACGTTCATTAAAGCTGTAGTAACTGCTACCGACTGGGATAACTTCTGGAACCTTCGTTGTCACAAAGATGCTCAACCAGAAATTCGTGCTTTAGCTGATTTGATGCATACTGCGTACGTAGAGTCAATTCCGCATGGGTTAGCACAGGGCGAGTGGCACCTGCCCTATATTGACGAAACTGATATTGATATGGCAGGTTACACTCTTGACGAGCAGATCGCTATCTCTGTATCAGCATGCGCCCAAGTATCTTATCGTAAGAATGATCTTAGTCTAGAAAAGGCTACTAAAATCTTTGATATGCTACTGAAGGCCGAAGTTCCTCATGCTAGCCCATTTGAACATGTAGCAATGGCTAGTTATGGTGAGCAATATTTTGCCAACTTCTGTGGTTGGGAATCTTATCGTTATCAATTAGGATGGTAAATAAATGAACGCAAGAGACGCTTATAAAAAGAAAATTGATTCAGATTTAGATCGAATTCAGTCTGTTATCAATCAAGCTGCAGCAGATGGTAGGCACGAAACACTATATCGTTCTGAAAACCCTTTTAAGTTAGAAGTCACTGAAGCTCTAGAGGAAGCTGGTTACGTACTAACTCGGTATGCTCCTACTCCAATGGATCGTACTGATGTATATGAACGTGCTAATTCATATAAGTATGTGCTAGGTATTTCTTGGTACAACCCAGAATGAATAACGATGAACTAAAAGATAATTTAGCAGTTGATCTATTAGCTGTTCAAATTAAACGTAAACTAGCTAAGGCTCGTGAAGACGGTAAAGGTGGTTGGGATACGGATAGTTGTCCTAACGAGTACCTTAGCGGGCTACTTCAGTGCAACGTGGAAAGCGGTGACCCTGTAGACGTAGCAGCCTACTGCGCCTTTTTAGTAGCTCGTGGTGAAACTATCAAAGTTAAAACGCAAGAGCAGGCTAGACTTGATAAGCTAGAAAAGAGTTATACAGAATTGGGGAGACAGTTAGATGCTTTTGTGAAATCTGCTAATAAGTTAGTATTAAAGCTAGAAAGTATGGAGAATCTAGATGGTTCTGCCATTAAGATTCTAGCCGATAATTAATCATATAAGCCCTCATCATTTTTAGTGGTGAGGGCTTTTTTACTTGATTTTTTCCTAAAAACAGCGTATAATATAGAATAATTCGGAGCGGAATAGCATGATAAATATACTTAGTTTACCACTTATTTATTGGGTTGTATATGGTTTAGTAGTAGCTTTACCAATTATGGTACTTACGGTTACTAGAGTGTTTAAAGAAGATATCACTGTAGCCGGTTTTATACTTCTAACTTTTGTTGCGGTTATACCAGGTACTGGATTTGGTATTAGCGCACTGATTGTTATGTTATACGTGTTTAGCAAAATCTTAAACCTACCTATCTCGTCTAAGATTCTATTTAAGAAGGTTAAGAAATGAAATTTGATAAATCTATGATTGGTCGCCGTGTAATGGAAAATAGCACTGGTGATGAAGGTATTGTTGAGTGTGAACGAGAACGTTACATTAATGACCCGTGCGATAGGGTATTCGTAAAATGGGAAACAGGGGCTGAAAGAGGTTACAGGCTACATATACTTTTGGACAGTCTTACATTTGTTGATTCTGTCGCAGCTAGTCCAGAACCTGAATTTATTGAAATCAACGGCAAACGCTACAAATTGGTACCGGTATGAAATTTACTGAAGATATGATCGGTCGTCGTATAAAAGAAATCGGCACAGGCGATGAAGGGATAATTTTTTCTGTATTCAAGGACAAATTTGGAACTATTGATTCTGAATGTGTATACGTTCAGTGGAGCTCTGGTGATTACACTGGAGAAACTTTACACATTTTACTTAATGAAGTTGTATTTATTGATTCTACAGCGAGCACACCCGATGCTAATGCTGTACTTGTAGAAATCGCCGGCGTTAAGTATAGATTGGTACCAGTATGAACTTTATTGAAAACGTAAGCATGGAAAACATCAAACGTGCATGTCACTTTGATCCTGGTCCAAATTCTATGCTTATTCAAATTGTGGACCCCGATCACGATTTTCCAGAACCTCTCTTTAAGTTCAAAGCTGTACATAAGTTCAAGTTTTGGGACGAGGAAGAGCCTGGTGACTGCACGATTTCGGATGGACAAGCTCTAGCTATTGCACAATGCCTGCGTCAAGCTCTTGCTGCACGTATGAACGTAATTGTTCATTGCCATGCAGGTCTTTGCCGTAGCGGAGCTGTTGCAGAATGCGGAATCTTTATTGGGTTCCAAGATACGGAAGTTAAGCGCATTCCTAACTTGCTCGTGAAGGGTAAGATTATGAAAGCACTAGGATTTAGTTATGAAACTGCTTAAAGACTTACTAGAAATTATTAGAGCTCAGCAGGAATACATTGATGCTATTCCTACTGAAACAGCTGCAGTCTTTCCAGCTATGCCGGGCTTTGACCGTGATTGGGCTGATACGGTTGTATCAGATGCGGAACTTGTACTAAAGCATATGGCTGATGTAGAGTGCGCAATTTGTGGAGATGGATCAGCTAGGGTCCAGGTAACTCGCTACTGTTCAGAATGTACTAGCGACTATGCTGGTGTCTCAGAGTATCTAGCTTCAAAGATTTTAAGCAAATGAAATCATACGTTCAACCTGTACCAGACCACTGTGATCGCATTATCTGGCGTGGTCATTATTACCATTTACCTTTATGTACAAAAGATACTATCAATATTGTGACACCTGTGGCTGGCTCCGAGGACACGACGTTGGATGCCCACGAGACCCATATAACCCTTAAGTGGTGTAAGGAATGCGGAGAAGGAGTTACAAACTTCTGTAGGTCTAAAATGGATGATGAATGTCCAATGAACTTTAGTAAGCCACCAAATGCAAAACTGTGAACATCGTTTTATTACTAGCACCTTTGAACTAGGTGTGCATTGCTCTACATGTAAAGAACCTCTAGTGGGCTTCTTTTGGCCTGTGTCTCGTAATACACTGGCTGGTAAACTGTTGTACAGTATGTACAAAGACACTGACCAAAAAGAACAGGAAAAGTTAGATGACTTCATTAAACACGGATGAACTACCTTTCAAACACATTGATTTAAATTGCACAGACCCTGCTCTATTATGGGCTGAGATTTTCCACTTACGTGAAGCTATCTCTGGTCCTCCAGGCTTTGTTTCTTGGAAGGATGCTGCAACATATGAGCGTTCTCTTAGAAAGAAAATAGAATCTAATATTCCTGAGTTTATGCAAGTTAGTATGGCTCCTACATATGAGTTTGCTAACGGTTGGAATGCTTGCGTATCCACTATGAAAGCTATTAAATGAAAAAGACGGTTCTAGCAGTATCAATTGCCGCTATGCTTGGTGGTTTAGCATTTCCGGGACAAACCGAGTATGGATTTGCTATACACTATTACTATCCACGAGACTATAGCTTTGGCGAATTAGCACTAAAATATTTATGATTTACCCTTGTACTTATCCGAAATGTAACTGTGGGCATGCTGATGGCCCTCCTTGCGAAGCCGATCATGCTTCACTGGTTGAGGAGCTGCAACGGCAGGTTGGCGCAGAGATGATTAATATTACTACCACAGTTTGGTATACTGATGAATGGTTAGCTATTCCCGGTATTTGGCAATCTGTGGCGAATGAACGTGATCGACTAAAGGCTGAAGTGGATACATTAAGAGCGGAACTTGATACAGCTAGAGGTAACTGGAAATGATGACAGAAGAAGAAATCAGAAAGATCGTAGAGTTATGCGCTGCAGTATGTGACAGCCGTTCTAGGTCTTTGAGCCGTGACAATTTATTCGTTGCGGCAAACGAGGCTAATAAATGCGCAGGTACTGTGCGTGCTGAGGTAGGGTCTATTCTATATAAGATGTTGTCTCAGACCGATGCATGTTGGTGTTGCAAAGATGGCTACGCAGGTCAATATTGCACTGTTTGTAAATCTGTTAAGTATTAAAATGGATAAAGAAACTAAAAATGTTATTTCCCTAGGTATCATATGTGCGGCACTAGGTGCTGCTTTGGGGTTTGGTTGGGGCTTTATTCATGGAGCTGGATACATTCGTGAAAAGTGTGAAACAACTAATGTGTTCTATTATAAGCACACCAACACTACGTACTATTGCGCTAGCGAACAACAACTAAAGGAAGTACAAAATGATCTCAGTACGCGTCGTACAAGATAAATTTGAGCCTAATAAGACTTATCCAGTTATTACGCCTGGTGGTATTAAAGAGCTATCAGGCGAACAAATTCTAGCTCGTCAGCGTGAAGAGAAAATAATCTTGACTAAAGCGGACTATTTTGATATAATTAATGAAATCAAAGCGATAAAGGAAAAATTAAATGAGCTTCAAAATGGCAGATACGGATGTAGTAAAGACTGCAGTAACTGCGGCTAAAAACTCTCTTAATCCTGGATGGCACGACTACGTAGCTAATGCTCGTGACTTTAGAGTAGACACTTTCGTGGTACCTAAAAGCGGTTTTGGCCTGACGGACGTAGGTGTTCGAGTAACACATATCCCAAGTGGTAAATTTGTTGAAAGCTGTAAAGAACGTAGTCAGCTTAGAAACAGAGATGCTGCATTCAGTGAACTTATTGAAATTCTAAAGGAAGATAACAAAGTGCAAACTGTCCCAATTACTACACCTAAAATTCCTAGTAAATCCGTAGTGCTGGACATGTATGAGACTGCCACTACTAAGTGGCTCGATAAAGCTATTGACACCATTTCGGAGCTGTTAAAGTCTCCTAAATGGATTTTTGAAAATGCTCAAACAGGTCCTACTCGTTGGCAACTTAATCTTTCTGGTTATCCATCTAATGGAGATATTAAAGCGCTAGGTAAGGAACTGAATGATGCTGGGTGGCTTACGTTCGAAATTCGACAAAGTAATGAAGGTAACACTCAAGTAATTCTGTATAAGGATTAATCATGGCAAGTAAAGATTCATTGCTACGAGCAGTAAAAAACTATGAAGAACTGATTGATTGGCTTGGTGAGGCTGTCGCGCCTCAAGTTTCGGGCGAACCACGAACTAAAGTGCTACAGGCAATTAAACTAGGTTACAAAGATGTGGCTGTTCTAACAACATTTATTGAGGATAATGTAGATGAATCCTAATATTGCTGGCCAAGCCTATATTTTGCGAGGAGTAGCACTACAGGTAGCAAAAGAGACTTACAAGGACTTTCTAAGTACTCTAGAGGCTGAAGCCCTTAAAGGTAACTTTCAATTAGTGGTTCCCAAAAGTCTTATAAAAGATGATAGCCTATTAAACGTGCTAATTCATCTAGGCTACGATGTTGAATCACATACCTCAGAAACTGTAGCAATTAGATGGTAGCACCTAAACACAGCCAACTAACTGTTCTACAAGCGGCCAAGCTGCTTGTAGAAACAGACTTAGCTTGGGAAGACATTTCTGAGCAAACCAAGATACCTGTAGCGACACTAAGGGACATTGCAGCCAAGAGACGCTACAATGTCCCTTTTTCAGTTGAACAAATGACAAAAGTTAGGAAACCTAGAGATGGAATCACCTTCGACTTGCTCCAATACGCCTTCCTCCCACGTTCTGGTGATTGACACACCTAAAACCCGTACTGCTACTTTTACTAGCATGTTTGAGCAGTGCTATCTGGGTAAAGGTAACACAGTAGTTGTAAGTACACCAGAACTAAACATTGAGCGTGTCATTACAGCTATTAATAAGTCCATGATTTTTATTGATGAATGCCCACCATGCCAACCCGCCGTAATAACTAATCAGGACGATCATCGTTCCAAGGACAACTTCCGACCAGCCAGTGACTGGAACTACCTGCAACTAAGGAAAAAGAAATGGTAAAGACTAAGCAAGAATTATACAAAGAGTTTGATGTTGCTAGACGTGAACTGAACGCTGCTCAAGCGCATGAACGTGAGTACCTAAAGCAACTACACCAACACATTCAGCAATCTCTGGAAAATAAGGCCTTCGAGATAGCAAAGCTCAAAGGCCCGTACCCTTTCCTCGATATTACTTACTGTGATTTTTATTTTATGGACTCTGGAATTGATGTTTCAATGTACGACGGTAATGGTGACTACGTAGACGAATGCCTAGTAACTTGGGAAGAATTAAATGCAGACTAAAGACACATACTTTCAATTCGTCAGCGAACAAACAGCACTGCGTGAAAAGTTCTACAGTGACATAAAAGACCTTCATGCTAAATACGATAGTATTGAAAAGAAACTAAAGGCTAAGGCTTTTGAGGTTTCCGAGCTCAAAGAGCAGCGTATTCTACTAAGTGATGATGACGTACGCTTCTACTTCCACAATCATGGAGTCGAAGTAGTTATGGTAGATTACAACGGTGATTACATTGACGAATGCCTAGTAACCTGGGAACAACTAAATGACCCTACATGAGCAATTTGTAACTACAAAACAAAAGCTAGCTGAACTTCATAGGCAGTGGTGTCAAACATACGCTGCACGTGCTGACACCTCAGAGCTAGATAAAAAGATTTACGAGCTGAACCGTGAGGTTGCATGGGTGTATTACCATGTACGTAACAATCTAGCACTTGACGCTAAGGACGAGCTGTTCATGACGCCTGATTGTGTCTCTGTTAGGTACAGTTATCAAGCTACTACGATGTATAAATGGAGTGACGTAGAATGACCCTACATGAGCAATACCTAGCGTTTGCTTCAGCTAGTAAAATTTTAATTGATGAAGAGAACCGCAAGTATGAGGCTCTTATTAAAGAACACAACAACATTGAGGATAGATTGGCTGTTGCAGCAGTAGCTTTTCTAAATCGTACTGGTGTTCCTGTAGCTAAGGAAGACTTAGAGTTTTACTTCAGCGATAGAGGTGTTGATGTTGGAATTTTCCAGGAAGATAAATTAGTAGCCGAACACCTAGTAACTTGGGAGAAACTAAATGACCCTACATGAGCAATTTCAAAGACTAAAGCTAGACGAAGGCATCCTGACTAAAGAATGGAAACGCATCTTCGATCAAAACCCTCAACAAGCTGAAGACTTCTATCTAGAGCATATTGACCCTGTTCAATTAAAGCTACTGGCTCTAGAGAAAGAAGTGCTAAAAGCTCTAAAGTACGATGCAGGCACAGAGATTGTACTTAGTCACAGCCTAATCAGCGTATACCCTAAGGCTTTCCACAATGGCTACCACTATCACTGGACGATGGTATGACCCTACGTGAGCAATTCAAGAAGCTTAAAAACGACTTACAGTCCAGTCTGCCTGACCTGGATATTCATACTGTAACCTTCAGCGATGCAGGAATCACTTACAAAGATTGGTTCGGTCAACCAAAGCAGATCAGCTGGGGTCGGGTTGACACGCTAGACTTCAGAACTCTGGCAATTGAGCGAGCTAGAGTAATGTACAAAGTCACAGAAAACCCTAAGGCAATCGCTATTTCTGATAAAGAGGTCGAGCTAGAATTCTCCAATTTTAGGGTTATCCTCACTAAAGAGTTTTTGCTAGACAAAGCTGTAGTTTATCGCTAATTCCATATGCTGAGAAAAATGAGCTTGCTAAATATCTTTGCGTGTGATATAATTTATTATAAGATTAGCTAGACAAGATAATCAAAGAAATACACTAAACCGAAAATCTTAAGATTTTACAAATTGCTCCCCAGCTCGCGTCCCCAAAAGCAATTTGAAAAAACTCCAAAGATTTCTCGGTTTTGGAGTATTTCGTAAGAAAGAGCGAATAGCCACGTGTTATTAAAATAACATTAAAAATTCACATTATTTATGTTTTAATCCATAAATTTTTACTTACTACGGGCCAACGCGCTCGTTTTGCTTTTTCTGCTTTCAAAATCTAAGACGAAAATAACATTCTTGATCGCATTGACCCGCTCTGATATAATTTACTCATGCGACAAACATCGCATACCCTCTCTAGCCACATCTTGATCGGCTAGGGTCTTTTACACCAATTCCTAGCTCTTGTATAATTTTAGCTAGCAAGCTTTTAAAAATTAGCAATGCAAGATAAGCTAGGGTCACAAAGGAAAATTAAATGTCAACTAAATTATCTCGAATCAACTGGCCTGCCCTAGCTGCCACACTAACCCCACATTTACCAGATTTACACTTTCTAAAGACCAATCCGAATATTCTAGATGTTCATGTCATTAGTAAAGACCCAGACGTAATGCCTCAACTCATGTTCCTGATTGGGAATAGGTTCAAACCTATAATGAGTACTGAAACTGGTAAATATAGTTTTGCAGCTACTTCAGCAGAAATGGTACGTGCAGTTCAAGCCCAAGAAGTAACTTGGGATGGTACAAAAAACTCTAGTCCTATTAGCTTTAACGCTCTACGTGGAATGCTGATGCTAATGAAGATTAACCCACGCGGAGTTATCATGCCTGCAGGGACGACTCAATCAAAAGCGCCCGGAACAGGCTTTTGTAGCTTCGTACCTCTAATTTTAGCAGCTTGGAAACGTCATCAAAAAATTAAATACAGTGAGTGGGACTGGCAAGAACCTCTAGAAGCTCGTAGAAAGCTCCTAGATAAGGACTTTGCTGAGTACTCTGAATACTTTAATAAGCCAGAAGTAATTGATCAATTTAGTGTAGAAGAACTACAACAGTTCAGAGATCAAGCACGTGTAGTAGCCAGTACTGGCAGAATTAACGCGCCAGAAGCTACTGCGATCATTACTAAACAACGCGACCCAGCATTTAAGAGTCTGCCCAAACTACTACAATTCAGCCTATTACAATTATGGGCTTGTTGCCCTCATCTTTGGAACGAGAGTATGGTTACTAATATTCTAAGTCTAGATGAGCCTCTAGTTTCGAATTACAGTGAATTTAGCAAAGCACTATTCGAAGCCCCGAGTTACAATGAGCCTACTTCAGCTGAAGTGTCGAATGTGGACTACTCACAAGCATTTTAACACATGGACAAAAAACAACAATTAGAGTACATGGTAGAGCAATATAAGGCAGGAAAGCCTGTAGAGGAAATTGCACTACATCTAGAAACTACACCTCGTAGCGTTATCGCGCGCTTAAGTGCACACGGATGTTACGTCAAAAAGGTTTACAAGACGAAACAAGGCGAAGAACCTAGGTCTAAAGCCGACATGGTCGAAGCGATCGCCACATTACTAGGGGTTAATCTCGACCTCCTAGAGAGCATGGAAAAATGCAATAAAAGTGTATTAAAACTATTAGAAAACGCACTAACTCCTAAATAAATAAAGCCCCTGAATCGTGAGACTCAGGGGCTTTTTCATTATTAAGCGGTATTATTCAAGTCCGCCGTTCAAGCAGATAATTTTTGGCGCCCACAGCGAGAAAGGGCGCAGAACAGATTTAAAAAATAATTCTCGCGGGTATATTGACCTACCCAACTTCTGCGGACAGCTCCGCCTAACAATTTTATTGACATAATGGCTCCATAATTTGCCCTTTCGACCCTATCTGATCGAATCTCACTCATACTCATAAATTGCTCCCGCCCTGTGAAAATTTTCAAAAGCTGAGCAGAGTAATCGCACGGTAAAGGCAGAGTAAAAATAAACTTTACTCTGCGATTACTCTGTGATATAATAGCAGAGTAAAAAATAATTTTACTCTGCACTTTACTCTGCAAGGATTTCCCATGAATGAACTAACTTTCCCAAAATTCTACAATGTTGATGAACTTCTACGTATGCTCGTGGAGGGTCAGGATGTGCTAGAATTCACAGGCTACGCCAGTGAAGCCGCACTAGCCAAAGCACTAAGCAAATACTGCCCAAATAGACCAGCTAAGGCCGGCGTACTTGCCTACTTACGATCACTGAGCCCCAAAACAACAAAACCAGGCTTAGGTACGCCAATGACAAGAATAGTAAAAGGCAAAGAATATGTGTACGCTTTATTAGACGGTGATAACATAAGCTATGTACGTCCAGTAGAAAGTGACCCAGATTACGAAGATCGTATCATGCACTACAAGAAAGACCTAGGCCTTAGTGTATTCGACGAACTGCCCGCGTAACGATTAAAATTACGGAGGTTTAGCACTTGAATTGGCGCAGCCACACTTTATTATAGCACGGCGGCCGCGGCTTTGTCAACTGCATAATTCAAAGAGACTCTCCAATTGGTAAAACAAACGAGCAAAACAAAGCCCACTAAGATAGCAAGTCTTAGTGGGCTTTGAACAGTCGGGATGGCCATCCCTGTCAGTTTTTTACGCAAAATAATAAGTAAATGTAGACACCAGACCACCCATTACAGATGCCAGGGAATCGATACCCTGATACTTCTTATTACTTCACTTGGCTGAATCATCACAGCCCTGTACGTAGCCAGTACTCGGGAGCATGTTAGGGACATTGCTCAACCCACCTAGGATTTTACGTACTTGTTGTACGGATGACTTATTATAGGCCATCTGCCCTCAGATTTCACCAGAGGTTAGTAACGTTAGCAGGTGTTAGCTTCCTGATAAAGCTGAATTTGGCCCAGCTATAGGCTAACTAGTTTACTAGTATATAGCGTCTTTTACAGCTTAACGCCGCTGTTTGAGTTATACGTACTCCACGCATCTGCGTACTTCATGGCGAACCTTCGGCAGAGAGTGCATGTTCTGACCCTGTCTTATCTATCTAGTAAATAAGGAGTCACAGTAGACGACCACCACTGAGTTGCTATTTAGAGTCGTACAACCACCGACTAGAGGAGCCATATTTTTTGTCTGGGCCGCGACAGAGGACAATTGTTTTTACCGGTCAGCATGCATGACCGCTAGTAGTTTAACGCCCGGTAGCTGGGCGGCCAGCTCCTACTTAATTCGGCAGCTGGACGGTAGATTGATATAAAGCACATATGACTCTAGGAGACTTGCCGCGATACACCAATAATGCTAGTAGGTAAACCATTCCATACATTTCCCGGTTGAAAGTCCGGACGACTTAGGTTAGTCGATAGCATAGATATATTCTCTTAAGAGTATGTCACTAGCTAGTGACTCTATATCCTGACCCTAGGTGAGCAAGTCGTGAACCAGTGTGGGCCGGTTCAGCAAGACTCGCCCGAGAGCTAGAGTTTCGAGCATTTTAGCAATCTACGCATACTGGGTTATGCGCAAGTAGGGGAGAACTACTATGCAAGGCTGCTCATCATCAGAGGGTCACCTTAACTCAAAACTTATTGGTCCACGCAGTACGAGTCGTCTAGTCGAGGTTACTGATCTTGTGTACCGCTTAACCAGTATGTAAATGTTTCATGTTCCAGGTATAATAAGGTCTGCCGACCTCGTTAACATTTCACACTACAATCATTCACTCCATAGGCCGATACAGACTCGCCAGTAGCTGTCTTTCGATCTTACTCTAGCAACGGCAGCTGCCACTGCGTGGGCCAATAAGACCTGGCACTTAAGCCAGAACTCACTGGGGCTGTGCACCGGTTTTAGTACCTGCACAATTAAGGACGTTACCGCTGTCCACCAATCAACCGTTCGGGTAAGCCATTACTAGGTTGATTTAATTAATAAATTGTCATTATAATTGAAGAACGACAGGGCGGTTATTTTAGACTGCCCGCGCGCTACGATGAGCGACTAAAAATAGACTTTGCCAATTGACGAAACATCGACTAAAATACCATGACCTATTTGAGACAAGCGCTCGCTACAACATGGTAGAGTCATCTATACTTTGCCGTATTTCAAGTCAGACAGCTTCATAGTAAACAGTTAACTTCATTGCGTTGGTCTACTTACGGCACAGCAGCTACGGCGGCTCAGATTAGACACTAGTTAGGTTGGTGAAGTTCGTTACGGTCTGCTGTCTGACTTTATATATCAATTATACAGTCTTTAAGTAATCAAGGCAAGTAAGAATTTTCTGAGTACGTTACGAATCATCGTATTGCCTTGACATACATTATTATACCAAATTACACAACACAGATCAAGTTCAAATTCTAAATCCTTTATGATAAACAACTGAACAAAACCTAAATTCCTCTTATATACTCTAAATTAATCTCTAATAAGATCGTTTATCGCATATCGTCCGCCTTTCTCGGTTGTTTTTGATATTCTCTTTATCACTAAAGAAACTTTATTATACAGCGCTTTGGCTGTCTTATCAAGTACAAAATTCGAAATGCTTCGGTCAAGCCACCCACAATATCTAAAGTCTAAGTAGTTAGATATTTCCAATCAGGCCGGAATCGCCGTGGTCGCTTGCCGAAGCTCTGAGGTGTGTCATTAATAACCTCATTGGTTTCTACTCTGACCCTATCTGGTTTGGATGGGGCACCATCGTGGTGAAAGGACACTTGAAGGAGGTAATATGAAAATGGCAACCAAGGATAACCGCCAGGAAACTTTAGTTATTTCATAAGCTACGCGGCCAAGACGCAGCACCAGTAGTGTCAGAGTAGAAAGCGATGAAATCATTAGAAGCTTAGAGAACCTGGTTGCTTATTCCTAAGAGAAGCAAGTACAAGTTCTAACGCTTCGTGGTTAGCTTTTTCTAGTGATGCAATTTTAGCACGATCGCAGCCAGAGATACCTGCAATACGATCCACCAGATCAGCTTTAGTTGTTCGTGAAGTTTTGTTAGGATTACTAGAGATAGGTTTGCCGTTGCTTAGGTACATAGCGACAGTGCCGGCCGTGATACCACAGATTCTAGCAATATCGCTGACAGCAGCACCATCAAACCACAGCGAATTAACTCTGTCTCTCATCTGGTCTACTGTCATACTAGCTATTCCTCGACTTTATATATCTATTATACGCTGATTTACCAAGAGAGTCAAGTAAACTTTTATCAATCTCAATCAGTGTAAACTCTTTTTGTCTCGCTAAGCCTATATTATACAGATTTGTAGTTCGCTTTGCAAGATCAGAATTTGAAACGTAATCAGTGTAGTATTCCCCACTGAATGGGCAAAGCGCTATAGTTTTTACTTGTCTGTTATTCATATTGCCCAAATCACTGTAATCTAGCCTATATTATACAATAAATGACAAAATCAGTCAAATTTATGATTTTAAACGTGTTTTTGGCCTAAAAATTAACAATTTTGCATGTTTTTCGCTGTTTTTGTGAATTTAACCTCATAATTATGCGCTTATTTCGTTCAAAATACGAAGTTTTTGCACTTGAACCTAGCTGATCTAGATGCCAAGGATTAGCACTAGCTTTCATTTTCACATGAGTTTATCCACTAACCCGCACGTAATGCCAAGATTTTGCACTTGCCAAGGTTTTGCACTGGCGCAACCCACCTAACCGGTGAGTTGCAACTAAGACGACTTGGTCGCGACTTGAGCGTATACGTCGCGAATTGAACGTATGAGGCACGAATGCAGTATTTTAGTCGTAACGCATACGTATTAGTCACGAATTAAACGTATGAGTCGTGACCGATCAGTCACCGCACCAGATATGACCCACCCATTATAGCACGAAAAACAATACCCCTACGAAAAATAAGTTATAAATATTCCTTGCACAAGCCTGGAGCTTGAGGTATAATTTTGGCGCACCCAAATGCGAATGATTCTCATTCGCTGCCTGGCCGAATAAGAATCATTCCACCAGGTACACGTAAAAAAGCCCGGACAATCCGGGCTTTTGTCTTTAAAAATCATATTCGTCAAAATACGGGGCATAGCTTTTACCCGTATGTCGATCAATAAAATTCGGGTTAATACCACGCCATTTATTAGCCCAGTATTTAGCGCTGCGTTCGTTCAGAAAAACCTGAACTGGCCTAGCGTCATATTCATAACCGGTAACGCCACGGTCGGCCATCGAGAATTCCGGTCGATAAGATTTTGTCTTAAAGATGGAATAAAAGGTATCATTCCAATCCTTCGGAACCCTTGCGCGAATAATAACCTTTTTAGGGTTACCACAATGATCCAAAACCCAAACGGATTTACCGGCTTTAATGTCGGCTTTGCGTGCGAGTGAATGACGGGACATATAACCCCCTAATTTAAGACAATGGGAAACTTAACAACCCGTTGAAGCCATATAACCTCAACGCGGGAATAATCCGTATAGTTATCAATGCCAGCATTGAAAAACCGGAATTTATCCAAGTAATCCGCCGCTTTGTTGATAATCAATGCGCGGGCATCCTGAACTGACAAACCGTTAAATTCGGTAATCCCGCCCATTTCATCAAAGTTAACCGTCAGCATCGCCATGATTAAAACCAATTAATCGAGGGGAAAACCATGGACAGATAGCCCAAAATCGTAAAGAGCCCCAAAACGGTAAAAATCAAACCAACGGCTTTAGAAAACAAATTCTGGCCAGAAAAAAGAAACCACAAACCAAACACAAACATAGCCAGAAAATCGAGAATGAGAATCAGTTGCAAAGACATAATGCCCCCATGAAAAAATCTTTTGCATGGCTATTATACCATGCAAAAGGGTTTTTCAACCCTTTTGTTTTTGCCCGGTTATTCCGGGGCATGCCCGTTATCGGCGGCCATCTGGTCGGCGGTGGCGTCATCGTGCGCCGTGCTGACGGATTCAGACAGGGCCTTGAAAATGGCGGCCAGTGCGGTTTTGTTGCATTTCGTCAGCGAATCGGTGTCGTTTTCGTTCAGGCGGAGAATCGCGCCGATTGCGTCCGCGTGGTCATCCTTTTTAACCGAAGGTTCCCCGTTTTTGGTGGTGTAAGCCTTCTTTTTGTAAACCCCTTCGCGCGACAGCTTCGCCACGATGGAGCGGGCGGTCTTGCCCAGTTCAGCGGCCAGCTTTTCCACGGTTTCCGCCGTAGGGTTTGCCACGTAGGCTTGCACCATGCTGGCGGTTTGTTCAGCGGTATAGTTCACGGCCTTTTCAGTCTTAGCGGTCATTTTGAAGCATCCTTAAAAATGGATTGTAACACAAAATCTTAGGTTTTATTTTTTTATCGCCCTTTGCTGCGATATGGGTTTATTATAACACGGTTTTTTAGCGCTTTGCAAGTATTTTCGGAATTTATTTTTTCTTTCCTTTTCTCGCGTTGTGCCAGTTTCCCGGCATGTGTAGATTATACATGAATCCCGCCGCCAGGTATGACCCTACGAAAAATAGGTTTTTATTGACAATGCACCAGGTTTAGCGTATGCATGCGGCCAGGCCTACTGCTATCATTTTAATAGCAAAATCGGCGCCTGCCCTATTATAGCACACAAACCTGGCCCTGTGTCAATACCCTACAAAAATAAAGTTATTGACAAGTCGCCAGGCTTGATGTACCAAAAATTTGTAAATGATTCTCATTCCACCAGGTACACGTAAAAAAGCCTCGATTAATCGAGGCTTTTTAGTAACTGGGGGCCATTATACCATCATATTCTACGCCAGTTTCTAAGGATAGTAGCTTTGCCAGTGATTTAAATTCTTTACCATGCCCATAATCCCAAAATCCGTTTTCGGCTTGCCATGCGTGAATTAACTCATGCAAAATAACTTTAATTGGATCATGCGCTTTAATCGAATAGTCGATTACATGATGTTGCCCGAATTTTTCAGTGTATGCAAAGGTATAGTAACCTAACGCAGTATGCGCAACTTTATCGACTTGCTTTCTTATTATCCGCTTATGTTCTTTATAAACGATGCGCCGTTTTAGGTCCAAAACCTTAAGCGCCTTTTTAACCAGTTTACTGTTTTCCATAATAGATAATGCCCCGGATTATCTCCGGGGCATCCTCATTACATGAAAATAATCTGTCGCTGGCCGTTAACGTAGGTTACCACGTTTGCAAGCTGCCAGCTACTGGGGCCAATGTTATAACCCATTTCCAGCGAACCCGATACGCCCGCAGTGTAGCATGCGCCGGTAATGCTGGGGGTGTGTGTATGGCCCGTATTCATGGGGATTCCCAATGTACGGAACTGGGCAGGGCTGCCCCGGCTGCCGTTGATACCCGTATGTCCATGACAGCCCATTTCAACGCCCGCCATCATAACGGATTCGTCAGTTTCATGGAATACGATTTGTTGCGAGTATCGGCCACCCCCGATTTCATAATATGCGAATTTCAGCATATTAAAATCAGAATTGCCAGTTTCTGCAATATGCGTATAAAGTGCAGTAGTGCAGCGCAAGTAAGTCAGCGCGTTTACTGGGTCCGTTTTGAAGTCGGCATTTTTCAGCCACGTATTAATCGCCAGATCATGATTCGATTCGATAACGTGGACATTTACCCCAGTTTCTGCAATCGCGTCAATAATGCGCGCCACGGTTTTAACGTCGCCCTCTACCGTATTATTAGCCACGGTTTGCGCGAACATAAAAGCGCAATCCTTAACGTTATGATGGTTCCGGCTGGAAAAATCCATTACATCATGCAAAAGCACGTTTTCAGGCTGAAACCGGGCAATTTCAGCGCGGATTTTATCGAGATTTTCAGCAGTCATTTTTTCCGCGTGAATATCCCCGAATTGCAGCGCTTTTACATCGCCATCTGTCTGGTTAAATGCCCCTTGCGCATTAAAAAACATATCCTCATCAAAGAAACCGGTAGATTCTGGCATCAGCTCCAATTGACGCACCACGGCCGGACCAGTACCGCGAGTATCGACAACCAAAGCGCCAATGTTATGTTCAGTAGCGGCCACCGCGCCAGCTTTGCGCGTGATGTAATTACGCTTTGTAATGCTGCCCGTCGAATACAGCACCTTACCGCGTGCATGCTTGAGCGAAGCCGTGCATTTGAGGGAGATTTTCACAGCCGGGATGATAATGTCAATGCCTGCGGGCGTGATACCCTCGAAACCCGAAAGCGGATTTTTTGCCGTGGGCAGTACGTTTGCCTGTGCAACAAAATCAATTTTGCCCGCGATACGGATTTGTTCATTGACAATGTATTGCACAATTTCAGGGGCATAATAAATGCCATCCTCGAATTGTTCCACGGATTGGAACCCGTTTTTGTTGTACGTGGTTTTTGCCACCAGCAACCGCGCGCCAGTATGTTCACAGTAAGAACGCAGCGCACCCAGCATTACCGCATCCACATCGGTGTTATTTTGCGCCGTAGTTACCACGTACAACCCAGCAGGCAATTCGGTCACATGCGCGCCGGCATCATCTACGCCAGCAGAAACCGGCTTTGCTGCGTCCTTTTCTTGCTTTTCGATGGCTTTGCGCGCCTTATCCTGTGCCACCAGATGACGCCGCAGGGTTTCGCTTTCCAGAATCGCATTAACTGCCTCGATTGGCTGATTTTCGTAATCGGCCAATTGCATCATTTCCTTGACAATTTCGGCCTTTTTATCGGCCTTCTTTGCGCGGAAATAGCCCAGAGTTTGCGCAGTAATGATAACTTCTTTTTCGTTCATGGTTAGCCTTAAAATACCGGATACCGCCGGATTATCGCGGATTGTAGCGTTTTGCTGCAATGAGGAAATTATAACACGGTTTTTTGAGGAAACCGCCAAACCTGAAAATTATTTTTTAATGCCCCTGTTTCGATGGTACATAAACCCCACGGATTCCGAAGCGGTCGCAAACTGCTTTCAGGTATTGGATATTATCTTCATAAAAGACAAAATCCGCAGCCTTAAAAGGTTTCAGGTTGAAAAACCGCGCCAGTCCGTTGATTTTCAGGGTTTTCCCCGATTGATTATCCCCCGGCTTACGTGAGATAAAATGATCTGGCATGCCCAGCACGTTATTCACAAATTCCCAATCGGGGGCATGCATTTCACGCGCAGTAGCGATAACCGTAAAGCAATTTTCATCGCGCAGGTCCGCCCGGTATTGTTCCGCAAGGGGCAAAAGGGAATCATCCATTGCCAGATGCTGATTTTCGCGCCAATGCGCTAAGTCGATGCGTTCGCCCGCATCATCAATAATGGTCCGATAACGATGGCTGGAATCCACAATTGTCCCATCCATATCGTAAATTGCAACACGATTAATTTTAGCCATGATTGAATTATACCACGTAGTTAAAGAAGCCAATAACGTTTGCCGTGAAATAAACCCCTTGCAGCGCAATAAAATTACGCTGGCGATACATCACAGCAGAGAAAAGGAGACAAGCGCTAGACAGAAGAAAAAACGGATACCCGTATTTTCCCAATGCAAGGGCCACCAAAAACGCGCCAATAATACCGGCTGCGGTTCCAATGGTTTCAATGAATTTAAGTTTAGTCATAATAAGCTGCAATAGCCCCATTATATTCTGCCACGGTTGCAAAAGTCAAGCCCTTTTCCTTCGCCCATTTTGCGAACTCCTGGTGCTCTTTCGTGCTGTATCGTTTTGTCATGTGTAGATTATAGCGAGAAAATCCAGCGTATTTTTAACCCTACAAAAATAAGCTATTATTAAATTCCTTGCACGCGCCAGGTTTGTGTGATATAATTTTGGCGCACCCATGCTATCAAAATGATAGCTTGAAAAGATATGACCCACCCATTGTACCATAAAAGACGCCTAAAATAATAACCCTACAAATAATAAGTCTCTTGCACGCGCCAGGAATACGTGCTACAATTATGACGTGGTAATGTGGGCCCAAAATCGGCGCACCCAAATGCGAATGATAATCATTCGCATTTGATGCAAAGCCCTTTCGGGCTTTGCTTATGAGGCACCGAAGAACCAAGCGATAGTATCCGCTTCGTTTTCAAGATTCATATCAATATTTTGACCACCGGATTCAGTGCGGCGAGACATAGTTTGCTCGTTAAACCAGCGATCGAGCGCCAAATACTGGCCCACCTTAACGCGGAATTTGTCGTCTTTGCTGCATTGTGCTACAGCAAAACGCACGAATTCAGAATCGAGACGGTTAGGTACAGCCGGGACCACAACCACCACAATCCCATGGTCCGGGTAAGTGAACATTGCACCACCCGCCGCCAGCAGTTGTTTTTTCAAAAACTTGCGTTCGTCGCGTTGTTCAGCGGTCAACTTAGGGGTATTCTTTGCCATGATTGAAAATTTCCAGAAAAAGTTAAAAAGGTTTCTGCTACGTGGGCACAATGGCCCACGGCGGCCAGGATTAGTCGTTCAAGGGCTTGCTATTCGCCAGGGCAAGCATTACCGCTTTCAGCGCGGTCTTGTTCGCCTTAGTCAACGAATCTGTATCAGCTTCGGACAGCTTGAGGATTCGCCCGATGGTTTCGGCGTGAGTGTCTTTCTTAACCGGCTTTTCGCCAGTCTTCGAGACATATTCTTTCTTTTTGTAAATGCCCATACGGGACAGCTTCGCCACAATCGAGCGGGCCGACTTGCCCACCAGTTCACCCAGTTGTTCTACGGTGTAGCTACCGGATGTGTAACCATCACGCAGGATGGTTTCTTGTTCAGCGGTGTAGTTCGCTACCTTTTCAGCTTTTGCGGTTGCCATTATCGAAGCTCCTGTTAGGATGTATCACGATTTACGGGTTTTATGCAGTTCCCGATTACTGCCTATGTGTCTATTATATCCCTGTTTTCCCTACTTTGCACAATCTTTTTATTTTATTTTATTTTATTTTCAGATTGTGATAAGTATTAGGGGGCAATCCATATTGCACCATCATGGATTTCCATAACGGGCCGTGGGCTTGTCGTTTAGTGGCAGGCGCCGTCCAGCACCCGTACAGCAAACGGTCAGCCGCATGGATTAATTCATGGGCTAGAATTTCCAGCACCATTTTACGTTTATTTTCCTCGAACTGATACAGCTTAAAGCTCAGTTCAATAAAGCTCGCATCATGCTCGCACCATCCCGCAGTCGTGCGCAAGCGTGCATTAATTCTAAGCTCGGGCGCTTTATGTGCTGCCAGTGCTGGCCATAAGCGAATCATTCGCGCCCAATGCTTACCCACATATGGGATAACTTCAGCATACATCTGATCTTTAGTCATGCTGATATTATACCCCATTCGACCCTATCTGATTCAGTGTTACAAACTGTTACACCTATCAACGCGCATCCATAAAGCCACGTTCCCATTCATGCCATTCTGCCGTGCCCATAGCATAAGGGTTAGAGTGTGTACGCTGTACGCCTGCGGGTTGATTCTTAATAATCATCCACGTATTGCGCCCGCCGATGTATGCTTGGGACATAGTGTTACCCTTAGTTGTATCGTTGCACATGATACGATTATATCACGGTTTCATTACGCATACAAAGTAGTATGCGAAAGGTCCGCCGATAAGTACAGCCATAAGGCATGCATGTATCAGATCACGCGCCAGGTACTGCAGTTCTTTTTTCATCATGGTATGAATTCTAACACAGAAAAATTGAAATTTGCAAAAGAAAAGTGTAACAGTTTGGGGTGACAGCTTTACAAACTGTTACACATTATTCCTTGCGAAATTTTGTCAGGTGTGGTACAATAGTAGAGGGGATATTAGACTGTTGTTTCCATACCACACCGGTGGCCCTCCGTCACGTAAACTTATAGAATTTTTCCACAAAAGTATTTTGTACGCAGAAGCATAGCTAGACGCCCCAATCGCCCCATATTCCCCAATTACCACCTACGCCCCAACCATGCTTCCATTTTCTCAAACTCAGGTTTGGAAATATTCAACGCCTGAAGCCACCCCTCGAAGTATTCCACAAGTTGATCGCTTTTCTCATGCGTCCCAAGATGATACTTCCTGAAGTCCTTGTAGTTCTGTACTTTGTCGGCACACAGCATATCATTCACAGCCGGTATAACTGATAGCTTGATAGGTTTCCCAACTTCCCCAAGAAGATGCCGATTAGTCACATTGCGGTACTCTAGAGCGTAGAATAACACATTTTTGCTCATGTATTCTCCCACTAGCGCAATGTTATTCTTTAGGTCCTCGTCATTCTGCAGCATAGGGTGGACGATGTAAGCTGCAATAGCTTCATCGTCTTTAATGTTAAGGTACCTTAACATTAAATCTGCACCTTCATGAATGTGATTCATTAAAGGCACCTTACTTCTAGCGGTCGTTCTATTTCCATAGAAAACTCTAATAAGTTTATATGCCTTCTTTATCTCTTCATAGTACACGTAAAAATCTCCCTAGTTTAGTCCACCAATGATTTTGTAGATTAGTATGTGCGATACTCAGTTGAATGTGGTCGTTAAACATCTTAACGAATCCAGGATTATCAAACAGCTTTAGCATATCATCGTATGCTTTGTCTAGTTGTTCAGTCATAGCGGTTTTCTAAAGTCCAACTGTGGGTAGATTCCTTCACACGTATTACTAATAGGCCTAGGTCTAGTTACTCGCATATCTACTGTAATAGGCTTTTTTGGACGCAGAAAGAAATCTATTACCGTAGATTTACTAAGCCTAGCATTAAATTCATCTTCAGTAATTCGTTGCTCATACCACGACCACTTGAAGTTCTTACGATCCCAGCCGTCGGGGTCCATGACTACATGTTGATGGATTTCGTTCCATTCTTCGCTTGTTTTTAGATCAATCATAGTTTTGCTCTCATCTTTTTGTACCATGGTAATTTATTGAAAGTGTTGATAGCTTTCATCCGCTCCCAGAAAACCTCATCTAGTGCACGGTACATGTCTCTAGCAGCTTTTAGTTCTGCTCTTAGCTTGTTAATAATCTCAGGGTCTTTTAGCTGATTTTCAGCATCAATAGCTCTAGCTTCTTGTTCATCAGCATAGTATCCTACCTTATCTAGTTGTTCCTCTAAGCTAGTAATTTCGACCCTACACGAGCGAAGATCAGCAGTAACTTCTTTATAGGTATTTAAAACCTTCTCAATAGGGTCAAACGTACTAGAGTTTTGTAGAAGGTAGCTTACTGCTTCCCAGTTGTAGCGATCTGGCTTAGGGTAGTTAGTATTAAGCTGAGGACGTAGAGCGTGGATGAAATATGCTTCAAACATGTCTAGGTAGTCTGGATGACAGTTTAGCATCACGGTAAAGTGTGCTACTCCTAGGTTCATGTTGTAAGCTACCTGAAGCTTACGAGCTGCTCTATTCATCAGAAAGTCTTTTTGATGCTCGTCCCATCTAGTGCCGAGGTTGATTGACTGTCCGATGTAGAACTCCCCTCTAGGAAATTCTATCTTATAAATGCCTGAGTTCATTACTTTCCTTAAAATGATATTATACGACTTTTCAGAAAGGGTTACAAGATAGAAATTTTTGTTGTACTTGCTTGTGTTGGTTCTGAACCGAAATTATTAGGTTGTTTACGTGGTCTCGGTGGCTAGAATTATTGGGAACTCCGTGATACTTGAGTGCAATATTCTTGCTTGCGAGTTGGTCGTTGAACGTGTATAATTTATCCTAGACGTTGTAAATTAACGTCTAAATGGAGGTATTATGGAACAACAACTCCCAATTCTATCTGAAGAGGTAGATAAGGAATGCAAACCATACGATACGTATGGTTTGAAAACGAAGGAAGACAAAATGGAACATATTGTAACACAGGCACCTAGTAATGATGCTGCCCTAATTGCTGCACTAACCGCTAATCGTGGTGGTGGTGACGGCCTAGGTTTTGGCGGCATGGGTATGGGCGGCCTGTTAGTCGGCGCTCTATTAGGAAGCAACGGAGGTCTCTTCGGCGGCAACCGTAACAACGTAGAAGGCGTAGTAACGCCTACAATGCTATCTAGCTCACTAGATGGCGTAATGGCCAACAGCAACAACACGGCTATTCAAACCAAGCTAGGTACTATTGAAGCAGCTATCCCTTATAACGAAGCACAAATGCAACTAGCTTTAGCTGGTAGTACTGCAAGTATTCTAGGTGCTGCACAGCAAAATGCACTATCTATTGCTAATGGTGTCGCTAACACGAACCAGTCAATTAACAACGCTATTGCGACTTCTCTAGAGTCACAAAACCGTCTAAAAGACAATATTACTAGCACAGGTGCAGCTAATCTAGCCGCAACTAACCAAGTAGGTAACCAGGTACAGCAAAATGCGTTCATTCTTGCCCAAGCTATTACAAATGATGGCGAGCGTACTCTTGCTCTTATTACTAGCCAGTATGAAGCTAATCTACAGCGTGAACTAACAGTAGCACAAAATGCTCTAACAGAACAGCGTAATGCTGCTCGTGTTCGTGAAGTAGAAGTGAATGTTACAAACAACGCTACAGCTACTGCTCAACAATCACAAGCGCAATATCAACAACAGCAACAATTACAACTATTAGTGCAACAAAATGCTCTAATTAGTAATCTAGCTAATGATATTCAAATGGTACGTCAAGGTCAAACTATTTTCAATAGTGGAACCATGGCAGCTAGTGGTACTCAAGCAGCCGCTAACACACGCGTGAACTAAGATAAATAAGCCTCCTCTTTAGGAGGCTTATTTTTTGGCTTGACATTTTTTAGGGTACGTGATAGACTAAGGGGAATGAGATTTTCGGAGAATAATAATGAGTACTACTAAGAATCTGCCAGCTAGAACCCCTGCAGAAGTTTTAACAATAGCACCTGAAGCACTAGAAGTAGCTAATACTTATCTTCAGTACCAAGACATTAAAGAAACAGCAAGATTATGCGACATTCCTACTCAGCTTGTAGCTGAGATATTGTCGCGTCGTGAAGTTAAGGCTTATATTGATGAAGTCTTTATTAACGTAGGTTTTAACAACAGGTTTAAAGCCCGTGCTGCAATGGATGCTTTGCTTACTAAGAAGTTCCAAGAAATGGAAGAAGCTGACGTTGGTAGCAGCAAAGATATTACAGAATTAATGGCATTGTCACATAAAATGACAATGGACCACATTAACGCCCAGATTAAGTTAGAAGAACTGAAAGAAAAGAACATTAAGAATCAATTAAATGTTCAGATTAACAATAATGCCGAGGGTGGTGGAAGTTCATACGAAAAACTACTACACGCCCTAATGGGTGAAGGAAGAACAGTCTAATGCTATTTATCTCTAGACCCGACATTAGCCCAGATACGCTTACAGAGTACCCACAGTCTACTAGGTTCATTAAGCTACCTATTAAACCGTATCTGAAGCTATTACCTGCTAAGGACCCTGACACAGGACTTCCTTCTAATGCATGGGAACAAATCAATCGCCCTCAAACAGCACTAATTAATGCGTTAAATAATCCGGCTTACCGTTTTATTTGCGCAGCTTTGTCACGTCGTCTTGGTAAGACCTACATTTGTAATATTGTAGCACAACTTGTAGTACTAGTACCAGGCAGTAACGTACTTATTATTTCCCCTAACTATTCTCTATCTAGTATTTCGTTCGAACTACAAAGAACACTAATTAAACAGTTCGACCTAGAAGTAACCCGTGACAACTTAAAAGATAAGGTTATTGAATTAGCAAATGGCTCCACAGTACGTATGGGTTCCGTTGGTACTGTAGACTCTGTACTAGGTCGTTCTTATGACCTAATTCTGTTTGACGAAGCAGCTATTTCTGAACATGGCGAAGAAGCCTTCAACATTCAATTACGTCCGACCCTAGATAAGCCAGGTGCTAAAGCTGTATTCATTTCTACTCCTCGTGGTAGAATGAATTGGTTCTCAAAGTTCTTTGATCGCGGACTTTCTGACGAGTACCCAGAATGGTGCTCACTACAAGCAGACTATACTGAAAATCATCGTATGTCTGAAAAGGACGTAGCAGAAGCCAGAAAGAGTATGTCTAAAGCCGAATTCGAACAAGAATACATGGCTTCATTCACTAGCTTCCAAGGACAGATTTTCAACTTTGACCCTACTCATGTACAGGATTATGCACCCGAAGATAAGGCAGAACCATTAGCAGGTCTAGACCCAGGCTATAAAGACCCTACTGCTATGGTAGTTATAATGTACCATCCGATTACAGATTTGTATTGGATTGTAGACGAGTACCAAGAAGAAGGACTTACTACAGCTGTACACGTAGAAACTATAAAACCTCTTCTGGAAAAATGGGAGGTAGACACAGTTTTCGTAGATAGTGCAGCAGCCCAATTTAGTGCCGACTTAGCTTATGAGTACGATATTGCTACTGCCAAAGCTAAAAAGGACGTACTACCAGGTATTGCCAAAGTTCAGAATATCATTGAACAAGGAAAACTACGTGTAGCCCCACACTGTACTAACGTTCTAGCTTGTCTAGACCAATACAGATGGGACCCTAAGGATAGCTTACAGAAAGAGCGTCCAGTACACGACAAGCATTCACATATGGCAGATGCCATCAGGTACTGCGTGTACTCGTTTGTAACGTAAAAATATCCCTCCGCAAAAATGAGCTTGACCTCACACGTTTACTAGGTTATAATTTGAACATCACGAAAATTGCATAAGAAAAATAATGGCAGTTAACACTAATAAACGTATACCGGTCAAGCACATCCGGGATGGGGCTAAAGCAGCCTATAACAAACAGGCTCACTGCTACATTTGTGGCACTAGTGAAGAATTAGAATTGCATCACACGCACTCTCTTACCCTGCTACTAAATAAGTGGGCAAAAGAAAAAGGCTATGATCTTTCGACTGACGAGCTAGTTTTAGCTATTAGAGACGAGTTTATTCAGGAACACCGTTACGAGTTATACGATGCAGTTTATACCTTATGTAATCCGCATCATGTAAAACTTCACAGTGTGTACGGAAAAGCTCCTCCACTAAGTACGGCGGATAAACAAAGCAAATGGGTAGAAGTTCAAAAGTCCAAGTTCGATGGTACGTATGTAGCACCTAAGACTTCGTTATTTGGAGCCTTTACATAAGGACGAATAATGGGATTTTGGAACAATATCAGAACCAAGCTTAATCCTGCGCAAGTAGAGATTAATAGAGAGCAAGGTGATCAAGGCAGTGATCAAAAGATTACTTACTTACAAGCCTTCGATAAATTAGAATCAGTAAATCGCGGCGTTAATATGATTGTTAACGCTTGCGCATCTTTAGAGTACGATGTTAAGGATAAGCTCCCTGATAGCGTAGCTCCTACACTAAGACAAAAAGCTGTACATCAGCTACTAAATTTCAGACCTAACCCTTACCAATCTATTCAGGATTTAAGAACCGCAGTGTTCCTAGACTTTATTTTAGAAGGTAACGGTTTCATGTATTACGACGGTGCGTTCTTATACCACCTACCTGCTAAGTCAGTAGAAGTCCTTTCAGATCCATTAACCTTTGTAAAAGGGTATAAGTATGGTGAAACGACCTTCAAAGCAGATGAAGTAATTCATATCAAAGATTCAAGTTCAACGTCAATTTACCGTGGCACTTCTAGATTGAAGTCTGCGGAACGCAACATTGAAATTCTGTACTCGATGCAGAAATTCCAGCAACAATTCTTTGATAACAATGCGATCCCTGGTCTTGTGTTTAGTTCCGAAAATACTCTTAGTAACATTGCTAAAGAAAAGACCATATCGCATTGGCTTCAAAAGTTTAGTCCCAAAAATGGTGCTAGACGGCCAATGATTCTAGATAGCGGGTTAAAGCCAGTTAAAATCTTTGAAACAAACTTCAAAGAAATGGACTTTGACGTATCTATCAAAACACACGATGTAAAAATATTAAAGAGTCTAGGAGTACCTCCAGTACTACTAGATGGCGGCAATCAAGCCAATATTTCTCCAAACATGCGCCTGTTCTACTTAGAAACAGTATTGCCAATCGTACGTAAGTACGTATCAGCATTAGAACGCTACTTTGGTTACGACATTGAAGCTATTACAACAACAGTTTCAGCATTACAGCCTGAACTAAGAGAATTAGGAGCCTTCCATACTGGTCTAGTAAATGGTGGCGTTATTACCCCTAATGAAGCACGTGCAGAGTTACGCTTCAAGCCTATCGCAGGACAGGATGAAATCAGAGTACCTGCAAATATTGCTGGGTCCGCTGCTAACCCTTCTGAAGGCGGGCGTCCTGCCGGTAAAAAGCCGACAGCAGCACCAGACGAAGAAGACAACTAAGGACTCTTATGAAAACTAAGGCGTTTGCCAAAGATAAGATTCTACACCTTGATAGCGTATTCCTAAAAGAAGATTCGGCCGAAGGCCCAGTTTTTATTAGCGGATACGCTTCTACTGTAGATATCGATAGAGCTAATGACGTTGTTCCTGCTCATGTGTGGGCTAAGGGCATCGAAAATTACCTAAAGAATCCAGTTATTCTAGCGCAACATGACCATTCAAAGCCGATCGGTAGAATGGAAGAGCATAGAATTGACGAAAAGGGCCTGTGGATTAAGGCCAGAATCTCCCCTGCAGCAGAACATTATTTTGGACTAATTAAAGACGGTGTAGTTACCGCCTTCAGTATTGGTTTCAGAGTTCTAGACGCTGCTTACGATCACATTACAGATGTATTTGTGGTAAAAGAGCTAGAGCTTACTGAAATCAGTGCAGTAGCTGTCCCTTGTAACCCTAACACGCTGTTTAGTTTATCAAAAGCATTTGATAGCGAACAAGCGTATAACGATTTTAAAAAGCAATTCACACCCGAAAGCTCGTCAGCTAAAGGGCTCGACTCCTCAACGGAAGTGGATAGCACAAACCCTAAAAAGGAATTTAATATGAATGAAGACGAAATCAAGGCTATGGTAGCTGCTGCTGCTAAACAAGCTGCTGCCGATGCACTGGCAACTAAGGCTAAGGCTGATGCCGAAGCTGCTGCAGCTGCTAAGGCTAAGGCCGATGCTGATGCTGAAATTGAAGCTCGCGTAAAGGCAGCTGTAGCTGCTTCTGTAAGCTCAGGTCAATCCGGTGCAGAAAAGCTACTAGCTGAAGTTGAAAAGCGTATCAACGACGCTACCGAAGCTAGCAAAAATGTTCTAGCTGGTCTAGAAGCTGAACTAGCTCAAAAGGCTAGCGAACTAAAGGCTATCCAAGAATCAAAGATGAAGTTTGGTCAAGATGGCGCAGGTTCTACTTATACAGAACGTGAAACAGCTTTCCTACTAAGTAAGATGAGCGGTAAGAGCATTGAAGCAACCAAGTATGGCCGCTCAGTGATCGAAAAGGCTGGTCCTCACCAAGCAAGTCAAACATGGGAAACAGAAGTATCCCTAAACATGGAAAACGAAGTACGTCGTCGTCTAGTAGTAGCTCCTACGCTACGTCAGATTCAGATGGCTACTAACGTAATGACCCTACCTATCAACCCAGAAGCTGGTTATGGTACATGGGTAACGAACGCACAGTTCGGTACCTCTGCTTCAGCTGGTGCGGCTCAAACCCATCAACTAAAAGAACTAACTATCAACGCGTACAAACTAGCTACTAGTGAATACCTAGCTTACGAAGAAGAAGAAGATAGCCTATTAGTGCTAACTCCTATCATCCGTGACGCTATGATTCGCCGTGTTGCTAAGTCCGTTGATAAGGCATTCCTAGTAGGCGTAGGTTCAGGTGCTGATCCAGTTAAGGGTCTAGCTATGTTCGACACAGTATCAGCTGTTACGTCACCAGTTGCTAATAAGGCAACCGTTGCTAACATGATTGCTCTACGTAAGGACCTAGGTGCATGGGGTCTATCTCCATCAGAACTAGTGTATGTAGTTTCTACAGACGTTTACTACGATCTATTAGAAGACACGCTATTCCAGACAGTAGATAAGATCGGCGATAAGGCTACTCTACTAACTGGTCAAATCGGTGCTATTGGTAACACTCCAGTTATCGTAAGTGCTGAACTACCAGCTAAGGCTTCTGGTTCTACTGGTGCTGCTACTAACGTAGGCGCTCTAGTTTATCACAATGGTAACTTCCTAGTAGGTAACCAACGTGGTATGCGTTTTGATACACAAGACCTAGTTGAAACACAACGTAAGGTAATGGTAGCTAGTCTACGTACTGGTCTACAACAAGTTACTACTAACCTAGGCGGTGCAGTATCCGCTTTCCGTTGGGTAGTGTAATTTAAATTAAGGATCTGGTTTCAACCAGATCCTTTTAACAAGGCCTCAATAGCCTTGTTAAAAGGAGAACAAACATGGGACTTCCCTTAGTAACTTTAGCCGAATATAAAGCGTATGCAGGGATCGCTAACCCAAAAGAAGATGCTGATATTGAGCTCCTTATAGTCAAGATCAGTGCATACGTTAAAAACCTATGCCGCAGAACTTTTATCGACTATGCTAGCACTCCAAAAGTAGAGATTCATAGTGGCGGTTTCAGTAACATTATTACTGAAGAATACCCTATCTTATCTGTAAATAGCGTAGAATCAAGCTCTGATTACGGAGCTACTTATACAGCTTACACTGACTTCGTACACGATAAACGTAGAGATGAAATCGTGTGCACCAATGGGATTTTTCCAGAAGGTGTTAACGCATTAAAGGTTACATACACTGCCGGGTTCGCCGCAATACCTGAAGACTTAAAACTAGCTGTATTTGACTTAATTACTTACTACCGTAAGAATGATTCTAGTATTCACTCGACTAAAGCACCAGGCACAAATGCTGTGCAGATTGAATACATTACTAGTTCCGCCTTACCTATTCATATTCGTAGAGTGCTTGAACTATATATAGCGGATTACACATGAGAGCAGATAAAGTAGTAGCCCATTTGCTAGACATTATTAAAAAGGACTTTAAAGTACCTTCTAATGATGACTATCACGTAATTGATGTATCTTACCAGACATTAAAAGTATCAGATATTAATCTGACCCTAGCTGATCACAAGCTACTACTTGACGCTTTCCAAGAAGATTTTGTATTTAGTGTAAACTTATCAAAATCAGTTCGTATAATTAAGGACATAGCAACTTCAAAAGACTTTATTACTTTTGTAAACGACCCAACCTATGGTCAGTTTATTCTAGGTAGAAGTTTTAGTACTATGCAGACCAAAGTTGCAGCTATTTTACAAAGAGTAAACGCTAGTGCAGCTTTTTCTGGCGGAGAAGGTATAGCAGGTGTAGAGCTTGGACCACCGACACCTTTATCTACTAAAGCAGTCAAACTTATCTCTAGACTACCGCTAAGTGCGGCCAAACCAATACTACGAGAATTAGACGAACTTTATAGCACGTACAATATTACAGCCTCCTATGCTTTCGATAAGAGCGAAGTAGACCTAAGTAATATTTTAGGTACTGCTGCCATTATAGTTAGTATTAGAAGTGAAGCATTTAGCTCAGCGTATAAGCAAGCAGAAGCTAAACTAGTTAAGAGTATAGTTAAATA